AAATTCCCTAACCCGCTGTCCCGAGACTATTGGCCTTCTGATTGGGGTGGAGGGAGATCCAACTGGTTGTCAGGCACAAACCCCAGTTTTGCCGCCAAACAAATTAAAAGACTGGGTACTTTCGTGGACTCCGCGAATACCGGGGTGGAGAACGCCACAAGAACCATAGCATTCATAGAAGCTCTCAGGCTCAAGAAAAACGGGGAGTACGTGTTCTCCATGCAGGACGCGGTCGAAATAGCCAGAAACGTGTCCGTGGACTTCAACAAGAAAGGCAACCTAGGAACAAAACTAGGGTCTCTGTACGTGTTCATAAACGCAGGTATTCAAGGTAACGCGCGCGTGCTCAAGGCCATCAATAACCGCGAGGGTAACGCCGGTTTGCATTTGATATTGAGCATAATGTCTTTGGGGGCCACCCATTCCATGCTACAGAGAATGATGGCTCCTCGGGCGGAAGACGAGGAAGACCGAAGCAAGTATGATGACTTGGGTCGGTGGGAAAGAGACAGCAACATGGTGTTTTTCACTCCGTGGACGGGCGAAAAAAGAGTGAAAATCCCCATACCTTGGGGTTACAGCATCTTCTGGGCTTTCGGGCAACGAGTAGGGGATATGTTAATGGGTGCGGCTGGACCCATCGAGTCAGCCATGAGTCTTGCCGAAAACATTAACAACCAGCTCAACCCTTGGGGAGGAGGAACCATACCTCTCATACCATCCGCGTTCGAGCCTTTGGCTCAAGGCTACATGAACAAGAAATTCTACGGGGCTCCGATAGAAAGAGAGGATTTTCATTTCGTCGCGCCAACTCCCTCCGCTTACAAGAGTCTTCCGTCCACCAAATCCTTCTACAGGGAGTTGTCTTTAATAGTGAATAGTGCGATGGGTGGGGATTCTGTCACTCCCGGAAGTCTTCGGAATTTCCTGCATATGGCGGGTCTCACGGACAAATCCAAACTCGATTACCCTTATGAGGACGATATAGAATGGTTTCTTTCAGGCAGTATGATCGAGCATTACGTTCATGGGTATTTGGCTGGGCCCGTTAAGCTTCTGGAAAGCCTCACTGGAGGAGCTTACTCCTTGGTATCGGGGGATTTATCCAGTCTTTCCTCTAGAGATGCACCCGTATTGAGACGTTTTTACGCCAGCGAGGTGTCCGATTGGGTTACATCCAAAAGATTCCATGATCTTAGAAAAAGAACTCTTGCCGCCAACGAGTATGTAAAGAATTTGAAGAGGGGTAGAAATCCAGAGGCCTCCAGACAAGGGATGCTGGAACACAGGTCTTTGTTAAAGGCCAAAATGTTCGTGGACAAGGCTGAAGCTTTGAGAAAAGATTTGCTACGAGAAGAGAACAAAGTAAGGATGAGTAAAATAGCGGATTACAAGAAAAGAGAGTTGTACCAGAAATATAAACAGCAGCGAATAAAAGCCACTAGGCAGGCTATTGCAAAAGCTCGCCAGCTCGGATTGGATGTATAATAAATGAAAGAAACCAACCTCAAACTTTCCGAAAAGCAGGAAAGCGATCTCGTTGACTACCTGATGGATCGCATGGAGCAGCTGAAAACGGACAACAAGGAAAGAATAGATTCCGACAAACTCAGCTGGAACACTTACCAAAACGATAGAACCGATAGGTTCCAACACGACACGATTTGGGCTAATTCCAACGTGTCACTCCCCTTGACTTCTCTTGTCGTAGACCACTTTCTAGCCAGAGCCGAAGACGAGATAACGGGATCCAGCCCTTATTTCAAGTTCAATCCTCAAGGGCCCACCGACCTGCCCATGGCTGAGTCTTTTGACAAATATTTCAATTGGAAATTAGAGACGCGCGGGCGCGTGCGCGAGAGACTGGAGGAATCTTACCTCCATATATTTCTTCAAAGAGCGGCTGTCATGAAGTCCGTGTACGAGGAAAAGAAATCAATTTGGTTCGATCATGAAAGAAACGCCTTGTTTAACAGGGAAACAGGAGAGTTCGAGGAGCTTTTGGACTACGGCCCAATAATCGAGGGGGACGCTAATTTCAGTCCGTCCGTGGATCCGGGATCCGGGAACGTCGAGCTGCGGCTGAACGAAGACCCTTCTTTCGCCTTGAGACCTGAGATCCATGAATTCAGGCCTTACCCCGAAGGTATACCGACCGAACAGATAAAGTACAAAGGTCCTCGCACGGTAGTGGTGGACTCGGATCGCTTTTTATGCCCCACCAACGTGGAGAACATTGAGGATGCCGAGGCCTTGATGGAGCTTTACGACAAACCCATGAGGTGGGTCAAAGATATGTTTTTGGAAAGAGAATGGATGGATTTTTCCACATTCTCCAACATGGTAAAGAAAGACGCCAACCCACAGTCTGAAACCGACAAGAACAAGGAATACAAGGAAGACCTTTCGTTCGATAACGATAAGTTTCCCATGGTTCAGATAGTGGAGTGCTGGGTTAGCCGAGATGTGCTGGGTACTGGGATACCTCAAGATTTCGTGGTGTTTCTCGAACCTCAATGCAAAAAAGCGATTTATTACGAGTACGTGGCAAAGGTTACACCTGACAACAAGATACCTTACACAACGGTTTCCATAGGTAAGCACAAGAACAAGTGGTGGGGTCCGAGCCTTCCCGAAAAGATTTACACGTACCAGCAGTACATTGACAAACAGTTTAATTCCCAAAGCTATCGAAACGAGCTTGCGGCCAACCCCATAGTTGGGGTCAACCCTCAAGCCGTGGAGGACGAGCCCGACGAAGTGGAGCTCAGCCCGGGCAAAGTGTTCCAGCTCAAGGATCAGCACCAGATAGATGATTTCATATCCGCCGTGCAGCTGCCTAATCATGACATGAACACGCAGAACATGATTGATTTCGTGTTCGGTCTGGTTCAGTTGTGGTTGGGTGTCAGCAATATGGCGCAGGGAGATTATCAAGCTCTAGCCCCCGCTAACACAGCTACTGGAGTGGAGGCCACTCTCCGAGAGGCGAGCAAGATAGGTCGTCGATGGATGCGCCGTATCGTGAGAGGTTTCGAGGAACATTTGACGAAATTGGTCAAGGTATCCATGGCCACCTTGGATCAGCCTGAAGTGTATCAATACATGGAGGGAGATGTTCAGCAATTTGCCACCATGTCTCCGGAAATGGTCGAATCCCTCGACATGGATGTCACAGTCATCTTGTCAAGGGACCAAGGCCAAAGGGCGATAGAAAAAGCTCAATTGGCATTGCAGGTTCAGCAACAGTATTTCGAAGCTCCTCCGGAGATACGTCCGTTCACCCGACCCATGCTCAAGCGCATGCTTGATGCGATGGGCTACGAGAATACGGATGAGCTACTTCCGCAGGAAGCTCCATCCGATCCTCGACAAGAGGCGGAAATTATGAAATTATTAAGTGACGGCGCAGGTGCTCCCCCCGCTGCCGGGGCTAACACGCAGGGGGCCACTCAAGCAATGGGCAACAGCAATCAAGCCGGCGCTAATCAATATCAACGACAAGCAGGATAATTATCATGGCTACATACATTCACAGTAAAATGACAACCAACGCGAACAAGGGGCACCGTGTATTCGGCAGCGCTCGTTCGACTAAATCCAATCGCAACGGCGGCAAGGGGCATGTCCGATTCATCGACAGCCTTCGTACTCGCTGGCGGCAATGGGACGATGCGGACACAGTAGCTTCCATCGATGTAACTGCAACAGCTCTTCCGGATAATGGGGAGACGTTGTCCATTACTTTCGGGGAAGGTAATACCGCACAAGTAATAACTTTCACTACGGGCGGTGGCGCAAATGAAACCTCTTTTACATCCGATACCGCCACTTTGTACCGGGGTACCGTTGCGGGGCACAGTGATGGGATTGCTCAAGGCGTGGCCGACGGAATCAAGGTTTTGGCCAACAGTGTGAGCGGGTATACGGCCACTCGAAGCGGTGCCGTAGTAACCATAGTGCAGGACTCGGGATCCCCCACGGGCGATATTTCGGTCACATCCGGCACATCTACTATAACGGCTGGTGAGCTCAGAGAGGGCCAAGGGTCCTACTTGGCCAAAGGTATTCAAGTGGCCAAGAGGCTGTTCGAGCCCAACTTAAGTTTTGGGGGCTCCAAAGGCACCACCTACAAGGGAACTACAATCGGCCGCACCAACACGAGCGTAGGCGACAAGGACTTGATCAGAGATTCCGCCGCATGAGCAGGGATATAGTCGTATTCGACCAGCTTTCGGACCTCAAGCGATTAGCGGCCAATGAAGCCTTTCTACATATCGAGTCAGTCTTTCAGCGAGAAAGAGAACGCTACTTGGCGGCCACGCTTGACCCAAAGGCTGACTCTATGGAAACGATGCAGGGCAAGGCTGTGGTCAATGCTCTCGATCAGCTTTCCCCTCTTCAATTGGTTGAGAGATCTCTTAAGATCGAAGTCAAGAACCGGAAAGTCGAAAACCCGGAACTGTTCAAGATAAAACGTAAATGAGCGCACAAACTACAGGACACATCAAATGGGTGGTGTACGATAGCGATGGCAACGCCACCGGCAAACGATCCGCTTCGGCGGACTCGCCACCGCACGCTTACGCCCTACCCAACACACCTCAACCTAAGAAAAATACCGATTCATGAGTGTAGTCACCATAAAACCGATCGAGCTTCGAAAGGGTAAATCTCCTTTGCCTTCGTTCAGGTTCACGGACGACGAAACCGTACGTACCCGAAACCGGGAGCCGACGGTGTCTGGCGTGGTTTCTGGGGATGGCGTTCTGCTTGAGGGCCACACTGGTGGGAACGACTTTATATTATTGGAATCGGACACCGGTTCCGGAGCGAATTACATAGAACTGGAGAATTAAGACATGCCTAGTAAGAAAATATCGGACATGACGGCCTTGACTTCGACGGCTACGGACGACGAGTTCGTCGTAGTCGATACGGATGCCGGTGAAACCAAGAGAATAACATCGGCCAATCTCAAGACGGCCATGGCGCCGGATGCCGCCAGTGCATCCGCAGCGGGTATCGTGGAGCTCGCTACTACGGGTGAGGCGGAAACAGGCACAGACACATCGAGGGCGGTGACAGCCGCTGGCGTAAAGGCGGCTGTGACTGGGACTCAGGACATGTGGATTCCGGCGGCGGCCATGAGACCGGCGGCCACCAATCCGTGCGCCGACATAGCCTCCGTGGATTCCGGCGGAAACAGCGGCCCCGATCTTCAGGTTCTCGATTTCGACAAGGACTCGGACGAGCATGCTCAGTTCAGCGTGGCTATGCCTAAATCTTGGGACGGCGGGAATATCACTTTTTCGGCTTATTGGGTTGGGCTTGCTTCCACGGATGGTGTTGCTTGGGGTTTGCAAGTTAAAGCTCTCGGAGACGGTGAAGACATAAACGTAGCTTACGGCACCGCCGTAGTGGTCACCGACGATTCGCAGGGTTCCGCCACGGAAATAAACGTATCCGCCACCAGTGGAACGATAGCATGCAGCGGGGCGGCAGGCGACATTCTATTTTGTCAAATTCTAAGAGACGTGTCCGATGGTAACGACGACATGGCCGGAGACGCGCGTCTCGTGGGTATCAAGATCAACTACACAACCGACGCAACCACGGATGCCTGATGGCCCAATTCGGATATCAGTCTATGGGTTTTGGGGGCGGAGGTTCCGCCGCCCCAACTGTGACCCGTGAATCCGATCTGGTGCTTTGGTACAAGTTCGATGAAACAAGTGGGACAACAGCCTCTCCCTCAGTAGGGTCTGGCGATATGACACTTACTAATGGCGCAGCCTTTGCGTCAGGAGGAAAAAACGGGTATACCACCGATTATGATGGCACTAATGATTATGCGGCATCTACTTCGGGACCAACGGTAACTGGTGACTGCACCATATCTTATTGGGCGTATTGTGAATTTGTTCAAAGCGGTCGAGGACATGTGTC